CCAATCTGTTTAATAGTTAGTGTATTTGTTGTGGAATCTTGGTTCTGTAATTGTATTGTATAAGCATCTTGGGTTAAGTTAATCATATAACCCCTATCTTTATTAATCAAAGCCGTAAAATTTTGTTTTACGTTTCTTGTTATTTGATAATAAGTGCCTTTATCAAAAATATAAATTTGTGTTATTGCATTATAACCAACTGTAAAAGCTGCCAACATATAATTATCTAAAGCATTGGTTAATAAATTAACATCCAACTCATTAATACCCAACTCATTAAACTCAGCAAACACATCTTTAAAAACTTTAACGTCTAAAGCATTTTGGTCCAAAGCATTAAAATCTAAAGCCGAACCAGACTTGTTAATATTCTCAATTGCTCTTTGTGTAATCTCTTTTGGAGGTCTTACAATTAACATATTATTAATTGCTGATTCATTTAACATTAACAGAACCGGTCTTAATGGTCTTGTTTCATTAGATGTAGTCATTGTGGCTTGAAATGCTTGATTAAGCACCACAGAACCCATAGCAGTTTGAACTTCAATTTCACCAACAGAACCATCTTTATTCGGTAGTAGTATAATCATTGATTGACCTATTTCATCAACCGTCATACTAAATGCCGTGCCACGAACAGCAATCGTGGCGGTCGGTGTATTGATTGCAACTTTACTAGGGTTATTATGTGCAATATTACCAGAGGCATATCGCACGGTTCCCATTGCAACTTTTAATCCTAATTTACCCGCAGATTTATTCTTTGAGTCATATACAAAATCATCAATAACAAGTTTTGAGTTTTCTGTTACTCTAACTTGTGTATCATCTTCAAAAGAAATACCTACAACACCGTTACCAGTTTGTACCAAATCGTTACTATCAACACCAACATTCTTTTTAACTTCTATGTTAGCTTTGTTTCTTGTAATTGAGGCAATACCTTTTTGTTCAGTTACAGAGCCAATTGCAGCATTAATGTTGAATGATAGTAGTGGCGTTGAGATTACCAGTAACACCACTACCTGTGATATTAACAATCGCCGTATTTGCATTTGTAACTCCATCTTGTGTAATACTAACTGCGTTATATCCACCAATTACATTAAGTTCAATTTTATGTCCACTAGCTCCTGATTGAGTTGTTGTAACATTGTTTCTATTACCAGCAATTGCAATTTTAGTATCCACATTTGTACTATTAATATTACTAACTACTGTATTATAACTACTGGTGCTTTGATTGTCGGTAGAATTTCCATTGCTATATGTACTACCAATGTTTAATTGATACACATAATTGTCGGCCTGGCCAGTTGTGCCAATATTCAACGTAGTGGTATTGTTATCTCCGTTTATGTCTATACCAAGTGTACCTCCATTAGTACCTAGATTACCCATATTAAGTGTTGTAGTATTGGTATTACCATACTGTCTAATATTGGCTGTTGAATCACCACCAATAAAATTACCAGAAATAATATTGTTCATACCATCTTGTGAGACAGTAAGATTCATATTGTTACCATCAACAACAAATGCTGGAGTTATTTGATTATCAGGATCCCCAAATACATTTCCAGAACCAGCTTGTGTAATAGATACAGTTGATAAATCAGCATTTGTTTGGTCTATGTAAACAGAGTTACTTCCACTATCTACAGCACCAGCCAACCCCATAATGAAAGTTAAGGCTATAGCGGTAACTATTTTGCCAAACTTTAAGGTTTTCATTTTGTTTCCTTTAAATTGTCTTTTTTAACATACATCTTTAATCCATCTTTTAATATTACCTCAACAACATCATTATATTCTGTTGGTAAAACATTTACTTCTGTATCCTTAACGTAATATTTGAATGAACCGTATAGAGGTCCTTTTAAATCAGATTTTTTATAATATAGTTTTGTGTAATTTTTTAAATAGTAGGTTGTTGGCTTCGTTTCAACAACCTCTCTTGTCTTTTCTTCAATAACATCTTTAATCGGAAGTGCCGTGCTAATAGGTTTTTCATCTATCTCCTTTTTAACTACTTCTTCTTGTTTATTTGTTTTGAATTTCCACAGTCCTTTTTTCTCTCCATCAAATATCAATTCTTCTACTGCCTTTTCTGTTGCTGATTTTAAAACAAAAATACCTACCTCTGTTGAGGACATACCAATTTCATTTTCAAATGCTTTGGTACCAGTATCAAAAAACTTAAATGTTGCCACACCTACTTGATAACTCAATAATGTCTTTCTTACATTGGTTGTCAATAATACCTCACCTGTTTGAGTGCTTACAACTCTTAATGATATCGTTACAACATCTTCATTATATGATGTTGATGGACCAATTCCTAACCATCTCCAACCAAGTCCACCTGTTCTTACATTACTGTCATAAGATACAATAGAAGCTTCTAGTATCATACCAGCAAAAAGGATTGGCCTTAAATTAGATGGGTCTTTTGCCTCATCTCTTGCTGACCTAATCAGTTGCCGTTCTTTTAATAGATTATCAAGTCCAACTCTTTCTACCACTCTAAACCATTGACCATCACCAATATCTTGTAACGCTTTAATCAATATACCTTCACCACCTTGTGTAACTGCTGTAGAAAAACTAGCCACGCCTATTTGTTGTTTCTTCTGGCCTGTCGCATCTCTAAACGAATATACTGCTACAACAATTTTACCATCTTGTGGTGGTGGAACTTCTCTGACAACCTTTTTAGTTTCTTGTGGTTGTTGTAATACTTCAGCATCATTGGTCTCAAATTTCATTGGTAGTAGAGGACCTGTGGCCGCACAACCAAATAAACTGAAACACATTAAAACAATCAATTTCTTCATTAGAATTTTAATGTCCCAATGGGTATAATAACTTGTGTTAAACTACCATCTGTAGCAGTTACAGTTAAAGATATCTGGTCTGCTGTTTTAGTATACTGTATTGTGTTACCTTCAATTGCAACTGTTCCACTTGTCTGTGGGTTTTCACCAAAAAGATTATTAACAAGTTGAGTAGATAGTTGTGCATATACACGACTTTCAAAATTGTTTAAAAACTTTTGAAGATTTGTATTATTGGCAGCTGAAGCTGCGTCTTTGGCCGCTTGTAGTCTGGCTGACTCTAGAGCTTGTTTACGGGTAGTCTCAGTATTTTCAATTGTTTGAATGTGTGATGAGTACCCTATGCCACTAAAGGAAGGTGATTTGAACTGAAAGATTTGTTCTCCACATACTAAACTACTTTTTAATATTAGGAGTATCGTTAGTAGTTTTTTCATCTTTAATATCTCGCATCATCAACACAATGTTGATTTTTTGGTTCAATCTAATTAAATCATTATCTAACATTCTTACACGGTCTATCAAAGCAATTAAAACATTACTGGCTTCTGAAAGAACAGGTTTAACTTCTTTTGTTGCCCATTCCCAAACATAAAATATAAGATAACCCATACCACCAGCGGCAACTATTGGAAATCCATATTTGTTAATTAATTCTGCTATATCTGCCATTAGATTGGTATGTACTTTTCTGTTTGATATTTTTGTTTGGACAATTTTGTCAATTTTGCTTGACAAACTCTAATTTCTTTTATTAAATCTTTTTCATTTATATCAATTAAATAAGAAATAGCAAAATTTGCAGCATCTTCAAAATTAATAGCTGCATCTTCTAAATCATCCATATTTTTATATGACGGCATTTTTAATCCTTTCTTGCATCATTTTTACCATCGGCTCGTGCAATACGGTCAATATCAGGTTTTACTCCCATAGCGCTTGACATCAGAGTATCAATTCTGATAACATCATGGTTCATTGTTTTAACACGATTATCAAGTCCTGTAATAATACCACTTAAAGACTTAACGGATGAGGTAACCCCAGCTAAAATAAATTTTAGTGTTAGGAATACAAAGTAACCGGCAGCTAATGCTGCGGCAATTGGAAAGCCAACTTCAGCAACTAATTTGAAAAAATCCATATTTTTATATTGACAATTATTGGTTAAGCTGATATAATCAATAAATCATCGATATAAGTATTCAATACATGGTTATTTATACCGGTTATTTTTAAAAGGAAAACATATGGAAATCAAGATATTAAAGCTTATTACAGGTGAAGAGGTACTAGGAGAAGTTGAAATTGAATCGGAGACAGAGGTGGTATTGGTAAACCCTGTAGGAGTGGCTATTGTTCGTGGTAAAGATGGTCAACCCAATGTTGGTTTTGCACCATTCCCAATGCACGCCGACCAAAAAACAGGAGAAACCATTGCCTTTGCTAAGAGAAATGTGATATACTCTTATGTTCCAGCGAAAGAATTTGTAGA